TTGACAGCCTCATTAACTGCTCCCACTTGACTCGTAGTCTTTATTCTACTCATGATGTCGCTTGCTGAAGACTGTGGCTTATAGTCGTTATCTGGATCTTCATCTGTGATACGCATCGTCTCGATGTTATATTCCAGATCGATCTTTTGGCCAACACCCGTAGAACTACGAGATTTCATACACTGAATTTGATACTTACCACGCTCACGCATAGACCTAGATGTGAAGATACCAAACACATAGTCAGCAGTGTTGATCTTAGAGATACCACCTGCGATGTGAGAATGGTCAAACTCAATCTCTTCAACCGCACTACGATTCAACTGTGACGCAGTAATCATTAGAACTCCAAGTTCCTTAGCCAGATTGCGAAGTTCTTCCGAGACATACTTGTCTTTGATGAACTGATCGTTTGGATTGACCTTGATAGAAACTGGCATTACCAGATCAAGATAGTCAACCATAACAAAGTCAACCTGTATACCGGTCTGAATCTGGACTTCTTTGAGATAACTACGAATATCATTGACATTACTTTGTGCAGGCATGCCCTTCACACGATACTGACCAGACTTCTTAGAAGCCATCTTGACCTTCAACTCGGTCGTATCCATGTCCTTACGAATATCTTTGGTACTCATTTGAGTTAACATGGCGTCAGTTCTAAGAGAAGTCAGTTCTTCCGAAAGTTCAAGAGTGATATAGACCCCACTCAATCCTTGCTGCAACCAGTTAAGTGCGATATTCATCATAACTAGAGATTTACCAGAACCAGAACCACCAGCAAAGATGTTAAGTTCTCCGCGACTCATTCCACCATACATGACACGATCTAGTTGAGTCCAGCCAGTGCTTACTTGTCCACCCGAGTTAAAGTACTTGTTGAGTCGCAACTTGGGATCAGCAAAGTAGTCTGTGCCCATGTCTCTCTGTAGAGAGATTTGAACCGCATCCTTGATCAACTTTTCTACAGGACCGAACTCACCTTTCTCAAGCATATCTGCTGACTTTAGGATAGCCCGTTCAAGCTCTTGTCGTTTAGTAAAAGATTCAAACTCTTCTAGAAAGAACTCTTGAATACCAGGTGTCTCAGGTGGAATGGCTTCTAAGTTTAGATCAGTAGCAGAGTTAAAGACAGATAGTTCTGGAATGTAAGCATACTTGGCGGTGTATTCTTTTATGAACTCAGCTCCATCCCTCAACTCTCTTACGAAGTTTGCTGGATTGTAGATGTTGGTGACACGAGTGAACATCTCTGCGTCGGAAAGCAAGATTCGTAAAAAGAGTTTCTGTATATCTACGGTGTAGTCTTTGATCATCTTATGCTTTCTGTACTCTTTTTTCTGCTAGTTTAAGTTTGATTCTGCTGGTAGTCGCGTTTTGTAATATACTTAGTAGGGTAGGCAATCGGCCATACTTTCTAACAGCATCATTGGTATCCTTTATTCCCTCTCCCCAATCAGGAAGACTGACTTGATATCCTAGTTCTAACGCTCTATCAATGATCGTTAGTCCTGTCTTATCCATATCAGGCACGACGATTATTCTTTTGTTCAGCCTGCTTAGTACTTCAGCCTGCTCATCACTTATAGTGTCGTGTGTCAACGCACAACCATTAATGCTCAATGCGTCAAATATGCCTTCAACCACTATGCAGACTTCCCAGTCATTCTTCTGCATATCATAACCAAACACAAATCCTGTCTGTTGTTCTTTGATATACTTTGGAGAACGATCATCTAGGTATCTGCTGATATGTCCAACCACTTTGTTATCAAAGGTATATGGAATGATTATTCTGTTAGCGTTTCTACCTTCTTCTTTAGGTGTGATGAGAAACGGATAGTCATGTGGTCCGAAACCCCTAAATCGTAGGTAGTCTACATACTTTTGATGCGGAAGAAAGTCAGGAATAATGACCTCAGTGTTATTCGGTAACGATACTTCTTTAAACTGTATTCGGTTTCTTTTCTTCTTTATTGTATACAGGTCTACTAGGTCTTTGTGTTGCAGGCTCTCAAAGTTCCACTTAGTGATCTCAGTATCACTGACACCACACCATTGTAGAAATGTTCTTAGATTCTTACTGAACTGCTTGCCGAAAGTGAATCCGCACTTGAAGCCACAGTTGAAACAGTGATACAACCAGTTAGTATCACCATCAAACTTAATACCACCCCGGCTTCTCTTGTCAACCGTATGTCCACGATGATGGCAGCACGGTGCATTGAAACTAGACCAGCCACTACCCGTTGTCTTCTTTTTTCCCGGAACTAGAGTCAGGATATCAAACATAAAGGTATTGTAACATGCCTATTGTAAAGGTCAAGTGTTTTCGGTACTTATCGTGAAAGAATGTGAGTGACCGCGCCGGAATTACTTTCAAATGCCATTCGAACAAAGGGATGGAACCCTTGTACGGTGTATCCGATAGTATCTGTGATAGCGTCATATGTATTATTCATTATGGGATACCAGTCGGAGTCGGGCTGACAAGAACCTTCTATAGTAACATTTCCATTATACTCATAATAACTAGCCTGAATAGTCAGTATAGAACCACCATTCAACCCGATTGGGCTGCTAAAGTATTCGTATGTAGAATCAACATACTGATCTTCGCTGCTAAGATTTGGAAAAGCTTGTCCAGTTGGAATAGTGACGACGGAAGAAGTGACGAATGATGGCAGAACAGAATCAACAACATTGATGTCGCCGCGCGCACTAGCGTTTTGATTTACGAACACCGGGTAGTTACCATTTTTGACAGGAATTGACAGAGAGTAGTAAGCCTGCTGCGGAGAGATGGGGAAAAGGTCCGCGGCTGAAGTGTTTAAAGAAGCGATACCAGTGAGTGGTAAATCTAAGTCTAATGCCTTAGTAAGAAGGACCGTATTACCATCATAACTGATGAGTCTAAAGGTAATCACGAGACCGGTGATGTCCACGGGCTTCTGTTCCTGATTCAGGAACTGAAACTGTAACTGATTGTCAACACCTCTGTTTAAGGTGAGCCTTTTGGCATACTGTGGCATGTAGATCCTCGCACTGTTTCCGGATAAAACGACAACGATCTGGCGTGGAGTATAGACAAAAGCAGGAGTACTATAAGCCATGGTGTGTTATCATCCTTATCACAGTATATTTAGTCTTAGAAATACTAAATTATTAGATTCGGGCAACCTAGTGTAAATACTTACAATCATGAATAGCATAGAGTTTTTTAAGAAGTTGAGTGATCAGCACCCGTTTATTACGGTCTGTTCCTACGCTCAACAGGACTACGTAGGCATAGTTCAAAATCGTGACGATATAGTAACTACACTCTATGACTATGGTGCGATTGCTGAACCAATATTAAGAGCGAGATTTCTAGAATTGGGTGAAGTATGGTGGTGGGAATCAAACAGAGAGATTCCTATCAATATTTTTCTAAAGAGCGATTGGGCAATCTTTAGACCTTACATAAGAACATTCAACAATAAGAGTTTAGTAGTTATTCATGGTCCGGTTGTTAGTATGACGGACTTCTCTAAAAAGAGAGCCAAACGTAAATCAATCACATTAGTAAAGAAGATGCCTTAGGCTGCTCTAGCCTTCTTCTTTAGATCCTTTTCACGCTTTTCCTTAGCCATCTTTATCTTGAGATAGCCTACACGCTGATCAAAGGTCACTCCGATAAGATGATCATACTCGTGTAGATATACACGAGCCATTAACCCTTTAATCTCTTCTTCCTTGACTTCACCACTGATGGTTTGATAGCTGACGATGCACCCAGCTGGACGCTTAACTTTCATCCAAAGGTCAGGAAAACTCAAGCAACCTTCAAGGTCAGTTTCATATTCTTCCGTTACTGACACTATCTTGGGATTGATGCAGACAACCATCTTAGTGAAGTTGCCCATGATGAAGATGCGCTTTCTAACTCCGCATTGTGGTGCAGCAAGTCCAACTCCGCCGTTTTCAGTAAGGACTCTAACCATATCCTTTACCAACTCAGTCGGATCACCGTCACTCTCAAAGTCCCAGGGCTCGGAAACTTCCATTAACTGCGGGTCATTTTCTTTTAGTAACTCTAGCTTCATTTTTCTCTCAATAGGTTCATGTGAACTACAACCAGTTGGCTGTAGGAAATTGCGTGTGATCGTTTGAACTGATACCCAGTGTTGTCTTTTTCCCAGACTGTCTCTCCGATCTCTTTCCAAGTTTTTCCTAGTAGATGACGCTTTGCGGGCCTGATAGCGGCTAGGAACATAGCGAGTCTAGGAATGGAATCAATAGGTTCAGGCTGTCGTCTAATAGAATCATGATGATTATTGAGGTGAATCAACTGTTCTACAAACTGCCTGTCCTTCAAGTCATTCCAGTTAGGTTCTCGCATGAGTTCTACGAGATGGTATTCGCTCTTAACCATGTTATACACATGAACATTCAGCAAGTCCAGCTTAAAGTAGCCACGCTTGTCTGCTTCAGTGTAGTCAATAGCAGCCATGTCATTTACTGGATCGTAAGGGATGTCGGTGATGTAGATGCCAGAAGCGTGTTTTCTTATCGGATTGACATTACGCATAGACGCAGGAACATGCTTGATCAACGACAGTAGTTGATCACGATTTCCCAGATCGATGTCAATATCCGAATCAATGATCATTTGATATGTGTGAATCCAGCCTTGATCAACTTTTGATATGCCTTTTGAACGACAAAGGCTTGATGCTGAGCATCTTCAACTGCCTTGTGAGAAGTGACATGCCCGCCGCCCTTTAGGCTTACACCGGCAAGATCATAGATGGTACGACAATCACGAATAGTCCAGAAAGGCCAAGGAATACGCATATCCAAATCACGGAAAGCATTCTCTGCGACTACCACATCAAACCCTGCACCGTTAGACCAGACTGCTTGTTGATTCCAACAGAACTTATACAACTTTTCCATGCATTCTTTATATGAGATACGACCTTGCTCACCCATAGCTTCTGCTATAGCGTCAGGGGATTGCTCGCTCCACCAACGAAGTGTATCGTCGCTGATACTACGTCCATATGTATCTGTCTGTTCGTCAATCGTAGGACGTAGTTCTAGACGCTCAATGATGCCTGACCCGCGTGGATCAAACTTGACTACGCCAATCGTTAGAATAACAGTTGACGGTGCGGTGTCAAGCGTTTCCATGTCTATCATCACGTGGGTCATAGTTTACCTTTCATTATATTCATATATTATCGGAGATTTCTTCGTTAATCAAGTGTTTTGGGTAGGTCACTTACACAATAGATAATGGAAATATGCTTTCTCATCCATGATTATATGACCGAATGTCTTATACCAAGCACCTAGATAATATTGCTTATTAGCATAGTGCTTGATGCACCAGTTTTCTAAATCCCTATCATATAGTAGACGCACAAACATGACATCATGCCAGGTGCCGTCTATCTTTTTAAACATAGTCTTCTTGATTTTAGGAAGTGGTACTTCGTCGTAGCTGACTGATGTCATACTGTCACAACCACTTCAACATAAAGTAAGCATACAAGTCTTCGTCTACAATCTTATACTGATCGGTTATTTGATGATTAACTATATTCATTTTGATACCGTATTTTTTCTCTACAAAATCTTCAAAATCATAAGCATCAAACTGAGGATCAGTTTGATCCTTCAGTGTTGACAGATATTCATGTCGGACACTCTTTAGTGCATTCCAGTAGTTCCATCGCTGCTTGCGAAACTTAAGATTTGGGTCGTCTGGATCTATGTCCCCTTCAAACCCTTTGGGAATGTCAGTCATACCTCATGACCATCTTAGCCTACACCACATAAAATCTCTCTCGTATCTAAACTTTATTTTAAACGTAAATGCGCTAGTTGTATCGTCATACGTCATAATCCATCTACAATGACGTTCGCACTTATCGAGGTTCTCATGCATCCATTTAACAATGCTTGTCCAATGAGATTCATTTCGTATGGGAATGACAAGCTCTCGCCAACCCGGTTTAGTATTTTCCCAGCCGCCGAGTTCATAGTATGAACTAGGATAAGGGTGTGTAGTCATGCCCATCTCAATGTGAACAGAACCAAATCTTTTGGTTTACTGAAATAGAAGTCCAAACGAACATCTTCTTCGTCTAAATCTAGGTTTGATGTTGGCAGCAGAAAGATACCTTCAAAGCTAGGACAGTTCTTTATAGCCCATTTTTCCTCAGTACCAGCAATGCTATTTGTCACGATAGTAACGTTATTTCGCATTTTCCAACATCTTACGAACTAGTTGGTGATTCAGCGAATGCCCGCTGCGATACCCGGTAAACTTTCCTTTTATGTATGCCCCAGCTAGGCTAAGATCACCAATGACATCTACTATCTTATGACGGACTGGCTCATCATCAAATCTACTTCCGGAAACATTCATCACAGAATCTTCATCATACACTAATGTGTTATGAATGCTGGCACCAGTAGCCAGATTCTGTTCTTGTAGCATCTCTAGGTCTTCATAGAAACCAAAAGTCCTCGCTGAAGCCAGTTCCTTCATGAAGGTTTTTGTGTTTAGGTCAACAGAGAAAGTCTGGTGGCCTATCTCAGGATGATCATAGTGAAGATTATAATCTATAACAAATGAATCGTAAGGTTCGAGTTGACACCAAGCATCGTCATCACCTACTCTTATCGTATCCTGAACCGTGATGATCTTACGTGGTTGAACCCAATCAGTCCAGCCAGCAGACTCAATAGCAGTAGCCCATTTTAAAGCACTGCCATCTAGGATTGGTATCTCATTTCCCCAAACTTTTATAGTAGCATTGTCTATTCCTGAGGCAAAGAGCGCGGCCAACAGATGTTCGGGAGTGCTTACTGAATAGTCATTTACTGTCAACACTGTTCTAAGATTACCGGTCACAACATTAGAGATATGAGCACCAATCTTAGCCACACACTCGTTATTATCCATGATCCAAAATACTATACCGGTATCTGGAATCGCTGGACAAATGTTTACTACAGTATTAGTGTCTGTATGAATGCCGATACCTTCTATGGTAACAGTATTCATTATGGTTCTCTGTGTTGTCGTCATTACCTCGTATTTAGTCTCACTCTAACCCAAAACGCGCACTATCCTCGCTATTAGTATCCAGCAGCAGACAGTAGTTCTTTGACTTGAGGAATAATATCTGTGTTGCGTCTAAACTTGATAGCCCATTGTTCCGGTTTGATGTAATCCATGATCATTCTCTGCTGTGTCTCGTCTAGACTCTCAAGCATAGCAACACCGCTCTCGGACTGATAGAGCATCCACGGGCTGATTCTTCCAGTAGTTATAATATAGCAGATTTTATTACGATTTCCGTAACGCAAGTAGTCATGACTTTGAATACCTTCTTCTTTTGCCTTAGCGATAGAAGTCTCAATACTACGAGCGATAGCATCCATTGGATCTTCAGTCTTTAGGTAGTCAACGACGAACTTAGTGTAGTTAGTATCACTGCACCAAGTGTCTATGCTGATCTCATTCTTGAGCAGCCAATCAGCATATGCGTTGACATTGATCACATGAACATTGACACAGTAGTGACCAAACTTCACGAACGCGATGTAATACGCACTCTTGCTGAAGTCCAGATAGGTCTTAACCTTCTTAGATGCGGTATTCTTTTTGTAGAACCTCAACCAAGATTGAAAGCCAATCCGATTTCCAGCCAAGTCTCGGTCCTGCCATCTACGCTTGTTTTCGCATAAGTGACGCATCATAGAAGTTTCTCGTTGGAAACTCCTATTGCAGAACTCGCAACTAAACTCAGTTACCGTAGTCTCTTTCGTACTTTTCAATGTCTTTGTCTGTAATAAGTTCACTTAGTAACTCAATCTCATCATATTTAATAGTAGGAAACTTCTCTGCAAGATACATCTTTCTGGTGTGATTGTCAATGTAAATCTCACTCAACTCGCTTATGTCACGATCATTAGACTTAGGATAAATCTTCTTGAAGTAATCCTTTATTTCTTTTGGTTTCGGACTCTCTCGTAGCCGAGTGACTCTTTCTCTAATGTGAGGAATCCATTGATGAAACTGTTTACCTAGTCCCGGAGAAGCAGCACATAGCATCAACCAGACTAACTTTGGATGCTTCTGTACATTCTCATTGAATAGATACTTGTTTGCATGGTAGTCTGTGCTTTGAAGATAGTAAGACTGAATGTCTCTGCTAGCCTTCACCGCACTGATCCAGTGTAACATCATGAATGGAACAAACTTCTTCTGTTGCTCTGGAAGAAGTCTATCATAGTACGAGTAGTCTTTTCGGTCGATAGCCGCTAAGGCGTCAAACAGATCAAAATCCTGCTTGTCCAGCTTCTCGTCTGCTGATAGTTGTTCTTTAGCCATCAGGATCTCAGCGCATCCATAGTCATAATATGATTGACAGCCGTACCTAGGTCAGAACCTTGAGTGACGATTGTCAAATCCGGACCTGTTTCCTTTACCGTATGTCCATGATTTCCGTGATTGGCCCAATGCTGAATGACGAAACCGCCCTCAGCCTTAAAGACATTAAAGCGAGTACACCTGCCGTCAAGGTTGTTAGATGTATATCCAGGCTCGACTGTGAAGGTCACTGGGCTGGAGGTGTTTTCCCATGCCTGGCGACACTTTTTAGCAAACCAGTTGTCAAACCACTTCATTATTCATCTTCTCCTACAATGTGCCAGTCAGCATCAAAACTCTTAGCATCAGTGGAAGTCATTCCTTCATCCACGAGTTCTTCTCCGTTGTATTCCAGACTAGAAACAAGTTCCCATTCCTCGACTTGCGTAGTATTGATCGTCAATCGTCTAATGTCAAATGAATCCGTGTCGATCTGTGCCGAAAAGAACAATCCTCGTTCAACATTCTGTCCGATAAACACTACTGTACCTTTAGGTTGATCGTCAACGCAGATTTCGTCACTACTGGATATTTCCGCGCCCGCATTCACGATGGCTTGATGACCGATGTTCTCGTACAAAACATTACCGGTTTCATCGGTCACAGTGACGAACATGTCAGCGAGGAATGGCCCCCATTCATGCGCGATTGAATCGCAATCATACCAATCACCGAGATCAAATGGCTGCAACTCTTCCGGAATCTCTACTTCAGTATCTAGGTCGTCAATGTCATAGACAGATGCCCATTCTTCAATGTTGATCTCATTTCCTACAAAAAAATCATATGACTCTTTAGAGACTGTTCCTAGAACAATCTCTCCTCCGTCTCCTGAAACTTCAATCGTGTATTTCATCGCTTGCCCTCCTTAAGGCTTTCTTTTCAATAGAATAGATGCTGTCTTGCTATTGGCGTGTTCAATGTCTGGATAAAGAGTCCGAATGACACCCATAATGTCACTGTATGACTTATGCTTCTTACGCAACTTCTTTCGGCTATCTTTAAATACTTCAATCAATGGCTTATCCATTTGGTCTACTTTCCCTCTTTCTTTTCTCAAAAACACAACGAATAGTCTACGATTTCGCAGTTTCTGCTAATCTCTTTGACAAAATAGATACACCTTGGTTTAGGTCCATCATCGATTGGTACTGCTAAAAATTGTCCATTACGTAATCTCGGTGCATACCATGTCACGTCTGTATAGATATCAACAATTT